TTTTTTTTTTTTTTCTTTAAAGTAAGAATCATCCCCAGGCAGAAGGCCACAGGGTCGAAGTGATTAGTTCATTAGTGTTTCTAAATCTAATTTATCCAAAAGATAGCAACTTTTGTGTCAATACTGTATAAAAGTAGACATCAGCATCTAAAGGAATGAGCTAGGCAGGTCGAATGTATCTCAGACAGGAGACACGGCTGGGTCTTAGTTTAAATAAACGAAGTTAAGAAACAAATTTGTTAATCCAACTATCATAAAGATCCTCATATTGAGCTGAGATAGCGGGCATATTATGTGAAATTAAAGATTTATTAATAATTAATTTAAATTTTTGAAAGTCTTCTTCACCATAATGAAAGATAAAGGAAAGAGCATCATTGAGATTTGCGTAAAGCGCATCCCAATCGGAAGGTGAGCGTCTAATCCAATTAGTCAAGTGCATAATGGTTTCCAAAGACATAGTTGGGTGAATAAGAAAAGGTTGACGAGGTTCTGGTCGAAAGCCATTCTTAAGGAATGTGCATTCGTCTATTCTACGGAAAGGAATAATTTCTCCCTTTTTAGATTCATTAGTATAGTCGACACCATGTCGTTTCATGCATTCAGCATAATTTTTGGCATGGAAGAAAGTGAGAGCTTCATCAGAGACAGCGAATATATTATCATCACCATAAGCAAACATTTTGACATGATCATCAAAACAACTTAATGGCAAGAGGTCCAAGTTATCGGTGTCTCTACATAATTCTCTCCAAGTGCAATGAGCATACATGATACCGACTAAAGTGTTAATTAAAGCAGTCCAAGGGTTTCCAGATTTATTACCTTGGATTGACATGTACATTGTGTTACCGCAGAGTTCTACAGCATGAATACATTCTATGGTCATAACGTCAATAATCTTCAAATGTTCATCTACTTCTTCTTTGGTGATTTCAGGATTAAATTGTGGGAGCCAGAGTTTATACCAATCGGCAATAATCATTCCGGCACGCCACATAAGATCGGGCATGAGAGTGCCGTCATAACATCCATAATCACCAGCGAATCCATAGTTGTTCATAGAAGTCAATTCATGATAAAATTGAGTGAAATCAGGACCATGTATATCTATTCCTACAGCAGAACCATATTTAAGTTTATTAACATGCATATGTGCGCAGAAGGCGCCACATGCTCTTTTAAAATTAATTAAGTAATGAGCGGGGCATGAGGCTATTCCTCGGGTTTTTCCAGCAGCTATCTTTTCGAGTGGACGGAGTTCATCTTTTAAATTGAGAACCCAGACAGATGGGTAACGGCGACCTTGTTTGGCCTCCTCCCACATGCCTTCGACAGCTTCAATGAGATTAGGATCAGAGATAAATCTTTGACCTTCTTCACCATCGAAGTGTTTAGCTTTGGAAGCACCACCTTTGTTGAAGGGATAGCCTACAGAAGAGTTAAATTTGAGGGAATCTACATATTCAAGCATGGGATTTCCATTTATGGCTTCATCAAGAGTGAGTTTTCGACAGAATTTTGGAACCCAACTGTTGATAATGTTGGAAAGATGTTCTTTGGAAGCATCCATATCCTTATGGGAAAATGGAATAACATCACGGCCATATTTGGTTAAAGCCATAGCAAGAGGAGTAGTTCCGGAAGTATTACGGGGGTCATTAGGAGTAAGAACAGAAGGTTCTTCTAAATGGGGAAAACATTCATCAAAAATAGGTGATTTTAAAAGTGAAGTTTTATGAGGAACGTGATGTTGCATATGATTTGGAACGGTAGCTAAAAGTTCATAGTTGCCTACTGGCTTAAGTTTCATTTCATCAATGCATCCGGGTCCAGAATTGGCATAGTTTGGTAGGACAGTTTCCATTGGTTTTACG